ATTGCGCTTGTTATCCCTGTCACCAGCTACATTACGGTCCAGAACTTTGTGAAATTGAGCCGGATGGTCCGGCGCGCTGTGCGGTGAATATCGGGGCGGAGCGGATCTATGGAGCGGTGGAGAAGGTTTATCGTAACTGGCAGAAAAGGAGTCTGTGATGCTAATCAGTGAGGTTTTTAGTCTGGCGCTTTACCGTTTGCCGGGGCCGGCCCTTTGCTCGATCTTCGAAGCGGTACGGGAGATTCAAGGGGTGATTGTCAATCGCCTGCTGGCGCAAAAATCCGCACTGCTGATCAAGGGGGAGGATGGCGCGCTGGAGTTTGCCGCCAACGCAAAGAGCGCCCCTTTGCCGACTGATTTTATTTCCCTGGCGGCCCGGCCCTATCTGGCTGGGGCTACGCCGCTGGCTCCCCTGGGGGGGCAGAGTGGCGCGCTTTTAAACACCGCCGGGACACCGCTTTATTTCGATATCGCTGGTCGTACCCTGCGGCTCTACCCGCCTGCCCAGAGCGCGGTGACCGTCTGCGTCCCCTACTTCTTCCGCCCGCAAATCCTGACCGAGATGACCGACACTCTCCCCTTTTGGGGCGAGTTTGATTCGGTCTTTGTCGAGGGCTGCGTCGGCGTCATGGCGCAAGGCTTGACCCTGGTGGCGAATCGGGAATTTGTGGCGGTGATTCAATCGCAGGTTGATGCCGTGCTGCGAGATAAAGAATTGATTGACGAGCAGATCTTGGCGGATGCCATCAACGAACGTTAAACCCTAAGGAGTTACTATCATGCCGCTATCCAGTCAATCGATCGCCGACAAGGCGTCCCTGCTGTTACAAGATCAGACGAATGTGCGCTGGTCTGTCCCCGAGATGGCGAAGTGGATCAATGCCGCTTGTCGCGAACTAGTGCTGCTGAAACCGAGCGCCTTGACCGCGAATGTCGCCATACTGTTAACCGCCGGCACCAAACAGTCGCTGGTCGGGGCGAGTTTCAAGAGTACGCCGACCGGAGCCGCAACGACGATTTCGCCGATCCAACTACTGGAAGTGGTGCGTAACCTTGGCGCCACCGGGGCGGAAGCGAACGCAGGGGGGGCGATTACCGGGATTGCCCGCAAGGTGCTTGATGTCACCTTGCCGGGATGGCACGCCATGTCCGCCGGCCCCGAGATCAAGCATTTCATGTTTGATCCCAAGGACCCCAAAACCTTTTACGTCTATCCCAAGGCAACCGCAGAGCCGGCGATGTATGTCGAGATTCTGCTATCGAAGAGCCCGACCAACACCCTCATTGACAGCGCTACGGCCCTGGGCTCAGGGGATATTGATGCCGGCATCGATGATGTCTACGAAAGTGTACTGGTCGACTATGTCCTGTATCGCGCCTACAGCAAGGACAGTGAACATACCGCCAATGCCAATCGCTCGCAATTCCACTTCCAGGCTTTTGCTTCGGCTTTGGGGGTGAAGCTGAAGAATGAATTTACCCTGGCGCCGACAAAACAGTTTGACCGCCCGCCGGTTATGGATAACCCGTGATTACCGCCATCGGTTTCAGCGGCGGCTTCTATCCCGACCAAATGCTGATTCAGACCGCGACCCTCGACCTTGCCGCCCACTGTTTCGCGGTGCGCAGCAACGGGCGGATCATTGACGCGACTCTCCGGCACGGAGTGGCCGAGCGGAGCAGGAACGACATTGCCGCCGCTTGGATCAAATTGATTCCCGCTGTCAAAATTATGACTTTGACCGAATCGATCCAACTAGAAATGTGGCTACATGACCGCATCGGCAAGAAATACGACAAAGGTTTTGTTCTTGGCTGGCCCTTCTTTGGCCGCAAGTGGCAGGCGGATGACGAATACTGCTGCTCCGAACTCATCGGTGCGGGACTGGTTGCGGTCGGTGCGCTGGAGATCCCCACGATGCATCGGCTCACGTCAAGGAATTTGCGCCGCCGGGTCGAGGAGAAGTCCCTGGATTACAGAATAAACTTCAAAGGAGCTAAATAATGTCATTACCTTGGTATCGCACTGGCACTGTCTCAGTCACTAATGGATCGACCACTGTCACCGGCACCGGCACGGCCTGGCTGACGGTCGGGATTGGTGCGGGTGATCTGTTTGTTGGCCCAGATGGGGAAATTTACGAAATTGTGACGGTGGTTGGTGACACCGAGATTGCGATCCGGTTGCGCAATGGGTCGGCTTATTACGGCGGCAGCACGGCGAACAATGCTGCTTACGCGATTATGAAAAACGTCAATGCAACCACGAACGCCCAGTTGGCCGCGCAGTTGTCGGCTCTGCTCACCAAGTGGCAGGGACGCGAGGACGAGTTTGCGGCCTGGTTGTCCGGCTCCCTCACCGGCGGCGCGCTCAATGCTGATGGCACCGGCAGTGGCGGACCTTATTACAAAATGACTGCGCCGTCAGGGGCGGTCACATGGGTGCGATCTCTCCCCTCGTTGATGGCGCTGGTAAACCCAATCTTTTCCGGCGTCGTCACGGTGGCCGCCGGCAGCGCCGCCGCCCCAGCGGTGGTGCATAGCGGCGATCCTAATACTGGCCTGTATTCGGCCGGTGCCGACCAGCTCGGCGTCGCGACGGGCGGAGTGAATCGGCTCACGTTCGATGCAAGTGGCGGACTACTGCTGGCTACGACTCCCTTGGCTGCTGATAAAAACAGCAAACTAGCTCCGACTATCTGGGTCAAGGATCGGCTTCGCGAACAGCTCGAAGGCATGACCGGCGGCGCCTGCACCATCCTTTATGACTCTGCCGGCAACCCCAACTACATGCGCATTATCCCCGCTTTCCGTTGCGAAGACATCAGCGCCAACCTCGGCACCGGCACCCATCCCGCCTTTATGGTCAGCGGCGTCTTTAAGCGCGAAATCTTTATCGGCATGTACCCCGCTGCCAACGTCGGCGGGCTCGGTTGCTCGCTGCCCGGCGTCGCCCCGTATACGTCAATCAATTACGACAATGCCAAAGCCGCCTGCACCAACAAGGGCGCGGGCTGGCACCTGATGACCAACTGGGAATGGGCAGCCCTGGCGCTGTGGTGCATCAAAAACGGCACACCCCTTCTGCGTGGCAACACTTATTACGGGCAGTCGCATGCCAGCCCCTTCGAGACCGGACGACGCACCGACGGGTTGGCCCCGGCAACAGCATCCGGATCCGCATCGATCCTCAGCGGATCTGGTCCGGTGACGTGGCGGCACGACAATACCATGGCCGGTATTGCGGATTTAGTCGGCAATGTCTGGGAATGGCAGGATGGACTCAAGGTGGTGGGGGGCATCATTCGCATGCCTAGCGACAATCACTACACGCTGGCCGAAGCGAGCTGGCCCGACACGCTGGTCCGGATCGATGCCAGTGGCAGCAGTTCGGTCATTTCCGATGCCATTACCGCCCGCAACACCGGGCTAAGTAATACTTGGTCCGCCACTACAACCAAGTCCGCTTACACACCCCCCGTGGCACTGAAGCAAGCGTTGCTCTGCCCCTACGATTCTGCGGCAAATATGGGCGGGGTGATGGGAACTCTCTACGCTAATAACTCTGTAGATTTTGAGGCGCTGCCGATTCGTGGCGGCAGTTGGGACAGCGCTTCGTGTGCTGGGCGTCGGCTTTCGCCCCGCTTTCATCGGGTAATCTGGCGTCTGGTCATCTGGGTATCTGATGGGTTTGCGGGGACGGATACGGACCTGCGGCCTGAAAAGGTTATTGGTTTTGGAAAATCTTAAGATAAAACAGAAATGCGAAGACATGATCAAGTATGGGTATGTCGCTCTGCGCCAGTTCCCGAAATCTGAGAAATTTTCTCTAGCGCAAGACATCAAGAGAACAATGATTGGCCTGTTGGAGCGAATTGTCAGGTCCAACCGCCACCGCGACAAGAAAGAAGCGTTGTATGCGATAGATACCGAACTGGAAATTTTGCGCACGCAGGTCCGGCTGGCGATGGAACTGCAGTTCTTGCCCTTCGCGAAGTACGAAGTGTGGGGAGGCCACCTTGCCGAAATCGGCCGAATGCTCGGTGGCTGGATGAAATCAATCAAGGGGTAAGGCTATCTCTGCCGATTCGTGGCGGCAATTGGAACAACGCTTCGAATGCTGGGCTGGCCGCGTTGAACCTGAACAACGCTCGCTCGAACGTGAACACGAACATCGGCTTTCGCCCCGCTCTCTCCTGTCGCCGAATAAGATGTTCCCACGGGGACCTCTTTTGTGCTCAGGGAAAAAGGAGCCTTACTCCTGTGTCGCACCCAAAGGCACAAACAAGTTGTATCTAAAAAGGCTGCGGCGAGTACCGCAAGGGGAAGTGGCAGCCTTCTCGTTATAAAAAAAAGGAAAGAGCCCGACATGCCGATAACCCACAACCACATCTGGGGCAAGATAGTTAACTTCGAGAATCTCTACAGTGCCTTTCGCGCTGCTTCCCGCTCCAAGCGTTTTCGCGGATCGGTCCTGCGCTACCAGCAGTGCCTTGAAGAAAATCTTATTCAGGCCCTGAACCAGTTGGCGTGGAAGCAGTGGCAGCCCTCCCGCTATCGCGAATTTTATGTTTACGAGCCCAAAAAGAGAACGATCCACGCCCCGCCGTTTAAAGATCGCGTCATACATCACGCCCTGGTTCGGGTCATAGAACCGCTTTTTGAGCGCAAATTTATCCCGGATTCCTACGCTTGCCGCACTGGCAAGGGGACTCATGCGGCGCAACTCCGAGTTAAATCCTTTGCCGTTGCCGCTGATAAAAAATGGGGCGATTATTATGTGCTGAAAGCGGATATCAAAGGATATTTCCCCAGCATCGACCGGCATGTGCTTTTCGACCTGATCAAGCGCACGATCTCCGACAAAGAGGTGTTGTGGCTGGTCAGCCAGATCATCAATTGTGACGGCGACAAGCGCGGGCTCCCGATCGGGGCGCTGACTAGCCAGCTTTTTGCCAATGTCTACCTAGATGCCCTGGACCACTATGTTAAAGACGACCTCGGCGTTAAGATGTACGCTCGTTATATGGATGATTTTATTATTATTCATCCTGATCACGACTATCTCAAGGGGTTGCTGGCGGACATCGGCATATTCATTGCTGAGCGGCTACACCTCACCTTTAATCCAAAAACCACCATCTTCAAATCCGGCAACAGCACTTGCCATCCGATAGACTTTTGTGGATACCGAATGTGGCCTGACCACACAAAACCCCGCAAACGCATAGTAAAGGCGGCGCGCAAACGGTTTAAGAAATTCACGGAGCTTTATCGTCAAAGGCTCATGGCCCCAGAACAAATCAGGGCCAGCCTTATGAGTTTTCTTGGCTACATGAAGCATTGTCACGGCAAGCGCTCCGTCGAATCGATTTTGCATCAACTCGTGCTCACCCGGCCCGAGCCACCCTTCCTCACTGCACAAGGAGAATAACGATGAACACCGAGAGCAATCCCCTGGCGGGACTAAAAGCTGTACAAGCATCGCGTTTGCGGGACGGATTTACCCAAGCCCCCTTAAACGGATATGTCACGACGAGCGGCATCAAAATGGATTCAAAACGGGAAGATCTTGATAACCTCAAAATTGTCCGCGACCGCATGGCAGAGACCGGCAAGGCGACCGAGACTATCCGCGATTATGACAACGGCTATCACGTTGTGACGCTGGCCGAGCTTTCGGAAATGATTGGCGAGCTGGCGGATTTTGGCATCTCTCTGTATGCGCGTAAGTGGCAATTAGAGGTGGAGCTGGCGGCGGCGGAATCGGAAGCGGCTGTGCTGGCGGTGCGGTGGAGTAGTTATGACATATTAACTCAATTTTAGTACTTTTCGGTGTAATTATAGCGCTCTGATAACGCTCTGAAGTTATATAAAATAAGTTACTTATATTCTACTATTAGTTACTTACTTTATGAGTATTCAGAGCGCATAGTAAATAGCTAACAAAATTAAGTACTTACGACAAAGGCCCCAGCTAAGTGCTGAGGCCTTTGTTTTATGCCAAGAAGCTCATCAATGTATCACCTACATGCCAGCACCATAGCACTAATCGCCATAGCATCGATGCTATAATCACTGTTACCATTGTTGGTACAATAAAGCAGGCCGTCATGACGACTGAGGCTATCATGAACTGTGCCGTAGCATACGCGACGTCGACCATTTTCTTATACATCACACCTCCATCTTAATGCTCTCGCATGGAATGGTACACGATCCTCTGTGTACATGCTAAACTCAATTGTAAGCTGTCGCCCAATATACTTGTCTTGATTATCCCAGACCTCCTGCTTCTCAGGAAATGATCCAGGTGCACTAGTATCAAATATAACGCCTTCGTCTGTTTTACAGACACATATGGCCCAGCCATTTGACGCCTGCTTGAAACCTATAACCGTAACCTCACAATCCATCTCTGGCTGCTCAGGTGTACACTTGACCTTGAGGAGACTCGAGCTACGGACGCCATCCTCATAGCCCTTGTCATTAGTCCGAAGTATTAGGCCTTCAAAGCCCTTGCTCTTGGCCTCTTTGAAGTGATTAAACATTTCATTTTGACCTTGCCATGGTCGGCTTGGTAGTAGCTTAACTGGGCAGTGTGGGTCGTCAAGCAGCGGGCCAAGTATACCCTTCAGCTCACTGTACCTGATCTGATCAGTATCTGGTGAGATAAGATCATAGACCACGTACCAGAGTTTATAGGTGTTTGGCTGTCTGGCTTTAATCCAACTACTCAGAGTCTGTAATGGTACACCGTGACAATAGAGCTCACCATCGAGTGTGATATCGGAGGCCAGACGAGGTTTGAGAGCACTATGTATATGGTCAGGTGCTCCGATAAGTTTACCTTGACGAGAGTACTGTATCACCTCATTACCGTCACTAGTTGTCAATGCCCTATGGCCATCTAACTTCTTCTGGTACGATGTACCTTCAAAGCCTTGAGGGCGCTTAACTCTCTCAAATCTCTGCGCCAACATTGGGCGGCTCAGACCGAGTTGGTTACCACTGGATGTTAAGGCCTCAGACCTGGTTGTCTTATAACCTTTATCTAGCATTCGACTCACTCTCGAGTTAACTCTGAGGTTAATCTGCTCTTGGAGATTACGGCCAGATTGGTTAGTCTCTACCACCTCAGTGTGAAGTACCGCAGATCCACCTTCACATGTAGCGTGAGCAATATAGAGAACTTGACCCTCTGGCCATATACGCCAAGTACCGATACCATGGACATGCTTACGATATAGGATAATCATATCTGCCTCATTGTTTCAAGAGAAATAGTGAACTGGGAATCCGTACGCAAGTGAATCCATTCTCTACCCATTGATTCCCATAGTTGCTGAGACAAAGGGTGAGGGTACACATTGATGAATACGATCCTCTGACAGTGGGTATTCATTAACATCTTTAAACAGCTTATACATGGTGATGCCGTCACATAACAGGTATGAATAAGCCTCGTCTCAGCACACTGTAACAGTGCATTAACCTCCGCGTGGATGGCGTAACAGGAGTCTAGATAAGTGCCGCTTTCGACCAAATCACGAAGGCAGCCAGACTCACAGTTCTTAACCCCTCTGGCGGCTCCATTGTAACCCGTCGAGAGTATCTGGTTATTAGAGTCAGTGAGCACACAGCCCACATGCCGACGATGGCATGCAGACCGTGTAGCTACTACCGCGGCTATATGGCTAAAGTACAGGTCGTGGGATGGTCGGTTCATACTTTATCCTGACTGAGCAGCCAGCTAGTTAGCGGCATGTTAGACGGATACTCAAACTTACCCCTGCTGGCTATGATATGTGCTGCTTCGGGTGCTTTGCACCAAGGCATAGACACATGGGTGAATCCTCCATCACCCTCGAATATCATGTTCTCAGCCATTTTCCAATGCTTCTTGTAGATATGGCTAGACATTGATGTGATGGTCATCATACCAGTACATACAGGTAACCCGAACCCTCGTAGTAGCCCATAAACCAGCCGATACAGGCATGCGAAAGTAGGGATATCCGTTCCGAGTCCAAAGATCACATCGGAGCTCCTCATGTGTATGGACATACTGAGTTCATTGCCGCGAATACGGAATCCAACTGACTCTGTGCACACTGTGTCCCTTACACCCGGTGCCAAGTGCTTAGCACTGAGCATAGGGATAACTGCACGTCTGGAGTCATTGTCACGGATGAGCTCCATGACCACGTGCCAGATACCCATTTGTTCACCGAACCAATACTGGCCGTAGTTGGAAAAGAAGCTCTTATCTGGGTTTTGGACCGACGCCCACATAGTCGCATGCTCTTTGATACTGTCATTGTATGGGTCAGCCGTGAGCTTCCAGAGCATCTCCTGCTTGAAGTACAGGAGAGGGTACTTTCTGGCTTTGAAGAACATAAATGGCACGTGAGGATCCACTACGAGTGGCACATCATGTATCTCAATGATCTCCTCACCTCGTGGTTTGCACTTAGCCCCCGCCAATACTTTTGTGATGAACTCCAGGTATCGCTGAGATTGCTCACTCATAGCTTGAATGTCTCCTCACTATAGTGCGGCATATCATCAAACTCTGCCGGGATGATTCCACGTTTAATCATGACCTCGTGGTGCATAATGCAGAAGAGATTCCAGACAGCTGCAGACTCGTGGTCTTCATCTGTCATACCAGCTATAGCTTTGAAGATATGCCGCATGGCACTGTTGAAATGGCGAGATAACTTTCCACCTAACTCCCAATTTCTATCATGGTACTTCTCAGCACCCTTCTCATAATGGATCGCCAACCGCTCAATGGCCTTGAAACTTATGAATTCGGCCCCTAACTCTATCGAGTCAAATATGTTTATACAGGCTAGTGCGAGACAGTCCGGGGTCGAACCATCTCGATACTCCTGCATGTAAGCTAAGGCCCTGAGAAGATTGGAACCATCATCCGTATCTAGACCATTCACATAACACCGTGTGATTCGATTAAGTGCTATCGGTGATATCAGGTCATAGCGCCCCCGTCCAAGGTTAGGCTCACGGACCATGCCTGTGGAGAAGGCTTCACGAGCACCTGAGTCAGGTAATTTATCCGACATAGGTCACCCCCAAGATCTCAGCGATCCGCTCTTCAGGGCTCTTCCACCCTTCAGGTTTAACTGCGTCAGGCGCTGACCCATCCCCACGCCGTTCAATGATACCCTTCTTCTTGGTCATATTGGCCAAGT